CCGCATAAACCGCATTGGTTCGTATATTTTTCGTAAACAATCAATCTTTCACATCATGGCGCGCATTGTAACAAATTCAAATCTCTCTTACTCCGCCAATGTAAAAACCGCGATACAACCTGCAAAGGTTGGTGTATCGCGGTTTTTCATTTATCAGATAGTGCTAGATACTGTTAAATACTGTCTGATAATGTTTCGTAAATGGTTCGTAATCGGTCAAAAGTTCGTAAAAAGTTCGTAGTGATCCGCCCCAAAAATCACCGTAAAAAAGCGGCAGGCTACCCACATTGAGCAGCCTGCCGCTTGTTTACTTCCTACCGTTCGGCACCTTCACCGGCTCTGCACTGATCTGCGCAATTAAATCCGCACGCTTCGCGCCGTCCTGCACAGTCAGCCCCATGTCGATTGCCAACTGCTCCAAATCTTCCATTTTCAATTCATCCAGTTGTGTTGCCTCCAGATGCCCAATAGGGGAGCCGTCCGCATTTTTACCGGTTCCCACGGTAATACCGCCCGCGCTCTTGTCCGCTGCGCTTTTCCCCGCGGCAAGCAGCTTCAGCAGCCACTCCGGCACGTTCGCGCCCATTTCGGCGGCGTTTTCGGCAATGCTGCCCAACTCGGTAAAAATGTACCACACCAGCACCACCGGCAAAATCAGGCTCGAGTACGTCAGCCCCAGCCCCGGCAGGTTTGCCACGGCAATGCTCAATACTGCGTCCGTCAGCGCGGCCACTACGACCACCACCAGCATCCCCGCTTTGTGCCAAATTCCCGCGCGTGCTACGGCACTCGACCACTCGCCGCGGCTTGCCGCCGCTGCACTGCCGCTGAGCCAATCCAGCACCATGCAGACGGCCCAGGCCATCACCAGCCACCCCAGCCAGCCAAACGCCGCCGTGAACGCCCCACAGACCGCCGCAATGGCCGCTTTCGCCGCCAAAAAGGTATTGTTGCTGTTTTCCATATCTTTGCCCTCCATCAGCCCACATACCGGGCCAAATATTTGTTGTCTTTCGTCCAGCCCTCGGCCTCGGCCAGCTGGTAGAAGCTCACCGCGTCGCCGTTGCTGACAGCGCCGACGCATTTCACCTTGCACGCATCGGCCCCAGGCAGCGTCGCATACCTGCCTACACTGGCAAGCGCCAGCCTGTCCGCCAGCGCGTCGCACTTGGCAGCTGCCGCGCTGTCCAGCGGTCCGATCATCAGGCACTGCATCGTTTTCCCGGTCGGCGTCTCGCTGATTTGCTCGGTCTGGCCGTCGCCCGCCGTGCCGTAAACGCCCACTGCGTTTGAAATACCCGCGTAGGCGGTAGGGTCAACGCCTGTGCCGGTCGCCGTGGCCCGCACCTCAAAGTGGCAGTGTTTGTAGCCGCCCGCCGCGTTGCCGGTGTTGCCCATAATGCCCAGCGCGTCGCCGCTGCTGATCTTCTGGCCCACAGATACCAGCAGCTTGGCGCAGTGGCAGAAATACAGGAAGTTGACGGTATCCGGCGTCTGGCCGGCGTCCAGCTGCACGCAGACGTACCAGCCCCACTCCCACGTTTTATCGGCGCGGTTCGTCACGATGCGTGCCCGCGTGACCGTGCCGGTGATTTTCTTGCCGTCGTAGTACGGCATTCGGATTTTATCGCTGTCCAGGCCGACGATATCAATGCCGCCGTGCCAGGTCTTGCCATAGTTCCGCGTCCAGCCGAAGCGGCCATAGTTGTACAGCACTTCCGCGTGGCCCTCAAAGATTCCAGTTTGTTTCACTTTTTCGTCCTTCCATTTTAATAAGTTGTGTAATTAGCGATGATGAACCATGTTCCGGCATGTAAGTTAGTTGGTGCGCGAACGCTTCCGCCGTTTACCCATCCGTAACCTTTAAGCTCACCACTAAAACTAGTAAATGTTGCCAGAGTATAGGTAGCAACCGGCAGTGGTACAGCAGTTATTATTGGTGTCCCGTTAAATGCTGCGGTCGTGGTTATCCCAATATAAACATCCACATTTTTCCTGGTAGTATAAACCGAATCAATGTCAATACTAACATTGCTAACAGCCGATAAATTTTTGAGCTTGTGATGGGTTTGCGTTTCTGCCACCGCTGCCGGGCTTGCAGCCCAGCCGTCCGCAGCAGTCTTGCTGGCATCCGCCGTATCGCTCACACGCACGTCGCCTGGCAGGTCAGCCCCACCGGGCAGCTGGTAATAGGGGTTGCGGGTTGCACTCATACCGCCGCCCACTTCGGGGTCAGCCGGTGCGCTTCCACATATAACATGCCGTGTACTTGTTCACGATGGGCATTTGCTGGTTGCCGCCAGTGCTTGAAGTTTCCGTACTCGGATACAGAAAAACGGGCGAACGCCATGAGAATCGGAAGCTCCATAATGGTTCGCATCGCCGCCGATACCTGACTGTCGGGGTTTGCGCAGATCATGCCACGCACCCCATCTCGGGGATCAAGCTGTCCGACGCCAGATATGCACCGACCGGTAAGGGGGAAGGTTGTTGTGGGGCTGACCTTCACCCGCTTGACGGGTCGTAAGTCCTGTGTTGTCGTACTTGTCGTAGGGATGAGTTGGTGCATATTGCTCTAATGAGCCACCGAATCCGGATTGGATTTGGATCGCCCATCCGTGGAGCTGATGCTGATGGGACGGAATCTCTGACACAGTGAGCGTATGCTGTGCTTCGCCGCCCTCGCTGCCCACGGGGTAGGTATCGCTGGCCCCCATCAGCATGCGGTTCTGCACCTGCACCCAGCTTGTGCCGGGCCAGCTGAGGGCAGGGTTCGTGGGGTTCTCTGTCTGCAAGTAATCGCCGATCCTGTACGGGCATAGAGCGGCCATATTTTGCACGATCATGTTCCACACCGCCTTTCGGCAATCCGGGGCTTAGAGTGCCCCCCTGCAAAATATCGTTTATTCGTCATATTGCACAATACCTCCTTATGCGATGCGCCGCTTGACGCACGACCATTCGCAACGGCGTTGGGGGCTGTCATAATTCGCAGCAGGTCGTCTCTACTGGGTTCTCTACTGATTTCAAAGTACGGATTATTCGCTGCTCCACTCATTGGCTTACCTCCAAAACAAACACCGCCGCGCTCGTCGGCGCACTGTTCGCATAAAACTTAACCACCCCGGCTCCGGGTTCCAGCGCGGCTACCATCCGCACTGCATCCGTAACTCGGGTTCGGTCACTTACAGCAACCCGGCTGTCTGCCGTTACCCCGGCCACCGTGACAGTGGCGCAGGTGGTGTAGCTGCTCGTGCTGCCATCGTCCCAGGACACCGTGCAATCACCGGTAGTCCAGGCGCTGGCTGCCACCGTAACCGTCACCGGCTTGGGCAGTTTTGCGTCGATTTTGGTCTTGTCGTAGAAATTTGCGTCAATTTGAGTCTTGCCGTAGAAATTTGCGTCAATTTGAGTCTTGCCGTAGAAATTTGCGTCAATTTGAGTCTTGTCGTAGTAATTCGCAAACTTACTGCTTTCACCAGTGTCCTTCCAGACACCCGTGTCGCTGTCCCACACCCAGATGGTATCGGTATCGCCTATAATGGCCCAGTTTCCGTCGTAGCCGGTATCGTGGGCCGCGTACAGCGCCTCGTAGTTCGGGTACCAGCCTACCGCGCCCTGGCTGACCTGCTGGGCCAGCGCGGCGTAGTATTTGGCGTTGTCCATACCCTCGCCTGGGCGGGATGCTGTATCGCCCACGGCCCAGCTGCGGGCCTCCTTGGCACTGGCCGCAGCGGCCGTGGCGTTGGCAGGCGCGGCCTTGATGGCCTCGATGTTCTCGTGCACATCCTGGATGCCCGCCTCATTATCCCGCACGATTTTGGCGTTGGCGGCCACCTCAGCGGCCAGCACCTGCACGGTCTTATATTCATCCGTACTTTCAAGCATCCCATCCTGCACCGGGTTCCTGTCGATGTCCAGCCGCAGGGCGGCCATACCGGCCACACCACCGCCCGCCAGCACCTCTACCACTGGGGCGAACGTGCCGCAGCCGGTCGTCATCTGGGCAGTCACGGCCATATAAACTGTGCTGCGGTCGCTGCTCACGCCCAGCGCGGGGTTGTAGACATAGTGCCCGTCTTTTTTATCCATCCGCAGGTTGACATCCGCGCCAGTGGGCAGTGTCCAGGGCTGCCCGCCCTTGTACAGGGCCACGGCCAGCACCGGGAGCGTATCGTCGTACTGTACAAGATGCACCGGCAGCACAACGTCACGCCGGTCAAAATCCGCCCGCGTCGCCTTGATAAGCGCTTCTGCGGGTGGGCTGTAATTGGCTACCGCCATTTAAAAACACCTCACTGTATCATTCTGCCGTTGACCAGCACATAGCCGTTGCCCGCGCCGTCCACGCCCAGCTGCACCTTCACGTTGCCGCCTGCGTCGCTGATCGCGATAGCGCCGCCCTCATACTGGCCAGCCATTGTGACGTTAGCGATCATATTGTTGGGGTTGCTGGCCGCCGGGCCGTACAGCACCAAGCGGCCCACGGCGTTGTTGCTGCCCCATGTAGACATAAACGCGCCCATGTGCCAGTTTCCGTCGTTAGTCTTGCGGTACATTTCAATTTTGGCGTTGTCGATGACGCACTTGCTCTCCGACACCGTCGAAGTGAATTTTCCGGTGATGTCCACAGACCCGTCCGAGCCGATTTTAAAGTTGTCGCTATTCACAACCAGCCCGCCGTTAAAAGTCGTGACGCCCGTGTCCAAATTGGACACAAACTTTCCGTTGGTGGACTGCAGAACGCCGCCCCGGATAAGATTCGCACTCATAGTTCCGGTCGTGATGAAATCGGCGTTGATTGCACCGTCCATCGTGGCGGCCAGGCGGTACGGCCCGCCGTAGCCGCTGCTGCTGTAACCCCAACCGGCCAGATTCCACCGCCAGACCTTGGTAGCCTTTTCAATTTCCGGCTTATCCATCACAAGGATCTCGTCCGGCTCATCCGCGCCGGTGGAGCTGTGCAGCACCACATAGCCTCCCAGATTGCCGGTGATAAGCTGTGTGGCGCGGTCAATGGCCCGTTCCAGGTCGCTGCGCGTCTTGTTCACGGTGCTCTGTACGGTCTTGCCCATGTCGGCCACGGTGTTGGCCAGGCTGCTGCGGACGTCCCCCAGCTCCACGCTGTCGTAACGTTCCAGCAGCACGTCATAGACCGTTTTGATACAACTTGCATCAGCGCTCACGCCCAACTTTGCAAACTGCACATGTACGGTATCACACAGGCACACCCGCTCCAGCAGGGCCTTGTCGGCATATTCGGCGGTCTGTTCCAGCTGGGCAAAGCTCAATGTCAGGCTTACCTTCGGCACGCCCACTTTGTTTGCGGCGATATAATCCAGCGCGGCCTGCCGTAGCTGCGCGGCGGTGGGCTGCTCTTTTATGTCCTGGCTCACGTCCAGCGTCAGCACCCGCACAAAGTTATACTGGCCGTCCGGCACGTTGACAACCGGGTTGCCGGTGATCTGGGTCACGTTGCCGTCGCTGTCCACCCAGTAGGGGTAGACGCCGGTGTAGACCTCGGCGCAGCTTTCCTCCTGGGTCAAGTCGGTCAGGTTCTTTCCGTAGCGGATCGTCACACCGCGGTCGGTGCCGCGCTGGCTGTGCAGCTTCACGGTGGTGTTGTCCCACTCGTATTCACCGCCGTACACATCCAGCACGCTGCCCTCCACGCCGCCCAGCAGGCTGCGCAGGCTGCCCGGCACGGCAACGGCAAAGTCTGCCACCGTCTGGATGTCCGTCCAGAATTGGTAGTCACAGCTTACCGCCGCATGGCTTTTGAGCTGCTGCAAGGCGTCGACTGCGTTCAACGCCTTACAAGGCCCCACCGGAATGCCGCTCAAATCGTAGCTGATGTGCTGCGCGTTGACCGTCACCTGGCCGTTGATGGGGCGGCTGATTTTATAAATGCGGAAATACTGCGCCTCACCGTAGGGGTTCGGCTTTGCCAGAATCAGCCCGCGCAGCGCCAGGCTGCTGTAATGCTGCCCGGTGATGGGATAGACCATTTCCAGTTCAAACGCTCCGTTTCGCTCCTCGGTCACGGTGCAGCTTACAGCATCCCGCAGCACCCCCACACCGTTGCCCTGCAGACCGATCGTTCCGTCGTAATATCTCGGATAACTTATTTTCCCTCACATCCTTTCCGCTCCGCAGGGCCGGATGAGGGGCGGCTTTGCTTTAACCGCTCTTTCCCCCTCACAGCCTCCACCACCGCGGCACGACCTCGCACTTGTCGATCCCGCCGCTCCAGCTTACCTGCGTTGCCCCTGCCCCCAGCACCGGGAACTCCGGCGCGGTCAGGTACTTGTTCAGATTCGTGTTGTTGTAGTAGGCGTCCTGCAGATCGCAGTCGATCCACATCGGCCCCGTGTGCCCGGCAACGCTCATCTGCACGCCGCCCACGTTGAGCTTGGCGTCGCCGGTCAGCGTCAACCGTATCAGCGGCAGCGCCGCGCAGCCGGTAGGGTTGTACAGCTTCCCGCCGCTTACCACCGTCAGCACGTCCTCGCCGGACTTCAAAAATCGCTGTGGTTTGCAGCCAAAATCCAGCGCAAACGTCCCTGCGCGGTTGTAGGGGATGGTCTCCGGCTCCAACGGCCCCGCCAGGTAGGCTAGGCGGTATTCATCGGGGTGCAGCGTGTCCTCCAGGCGCTTGTAGCCACCCTCGGCCAGCAACGCCTGCTTGAACGCCGCAAACCGCCCCTCAAACTCCCGGGCGATAGTGCAGGGGTAGCTCACGGTGGTATTTTTCCAGCGCCCCGCGTCCACAAGCAGGTCCCCGCTGCGGCCCGGTATCGTCACGGTCATCACGTCCCGCTCGGGGGCAGTGGTCGTGCCGCTGCCGTCCAGCAGTACGCCGTAGTCCAGGCTGTTGACACCGCCAAAAATAAAAAAGTCTTTTCTCATGCAAAGCTCTCCTTGCGGCGCTCCATCTTCCAGCTCAACCGCGCTTCAATGACGTCAGCCAGCTTGTTGATGTCCTGCCCGGGCGCACCGTACACGTTGATGGTAATGGTCTGCCCCTGCGCAGGTGACACCGCTGCCGTATCGGCCAGCACTGGGGCGGCGGCACCCGCCGCAAGGTTGGCCTGTATCGGCGCGGCGACTGCCCCGGCTAAGGACTGCACAGCATCCTCCACCTGCCACAGGTTGCCCCGGATGCCGTCGGCCAGCCCGCCCATAAAGTCGGGCATCCACTGCTCATAGTTGCGCAGCGGCCCTTCATCCGGGCGGCTGAAATGAATAATAGAGGCGATTTTGTCGGCCACACTGCCGATGGCACCGGCCACATTGCCGATCATGCCGGTGATGCCGTCGATCAGGCCCTGGATCATGTCTTTGCCCCAGCCCATGAACTGCTGCGGCAACCCCTTGATAAAGGCGATAGGCTGCTCCATCAATCCCTTGACGCTGGACGCCACAAACCCCGCCATGTTCTTGATACCGTTGCCGAAAAACGTGATGATTTTTCCGCCCAGGTTGATCCAGTTGAACGCCGTGATGACGTCCACAATGGCCTGGATGATCTGCGGCAGGTTGGCGACCAGCGCCGGGATCGCGTTGATAAGCCCCTTGCCCAGCGTGATAATCAGCTGGACGCCCGCCATCAGCAGTTTCGGCGCATTGTCGTTGATGATGCCCGCAATGTCGGACACGATGCCCGGGATGTACTCGATCATCGTCGGCAGCCCATCCATCAGGCCCTGCGCCATGTTTAAAATAAACTGGATGCCACTGTCCACCAGTTGCCCCGCGTTCTCACGCAGCCCGCTGGCCAGGTCGGCCACCATCGGCAGCGCAGTGCTGAGCAGGTTGGGGATGCCGGTCACAAGGCCCTGGCCCAGCTGGTCGATCATCTCGATGCCGCTCTGTAAAAGCTGCGGCCCCACGTTGGTGGCAAGGTCCATAAAGATACTGCCCAGCCCCTCGGCCAGGCCCGCCAGCCCGCCGCTCTGGAAGCTGTCGGTCAGTGTTTGCAGGTAGCCGCTCGCCAGGTCTACGGCGCTGCCCAGCTGCCCGCTGACCGAATCAAACAGCGCAATGCCCAGGTTCTGGGCGCTGGTCTGCAGCAGGTCCATACTGTGCTGCATGGTGTCGGTCATCGTGGCGTAGGCCGTCTCGGTCAGGTTGCTGTCCGCCTGCATCTGGCCCAGCACGTCGTTGAACTTTTCCGCGCCGGCATTCGCAAGCGACAGTGCGCCGGTGCCCGCCTCCACGCTGCTCCACAGCCCCGCAAAAGCGGTGCTGTCGCCATCCACGCTGTTGTACAGGGTTTGCAGCACATCCCCCAGGGATGCGCCGCTGTCCATCAGCTGGGCAAAGCTCTGGCCGGTCTCGCTCTGCAAAATTTTGCTGACCGCCGACCCGGTGTCGCCCAGCTCGTTCAGCATCGACTTGGTGTAGGTCGTTGCCTCCGCCGTGGCAATGCCGTTGGCCGTCATGATTGCCAGCCCGCTGGACAGGTTCTCCAGACTGACATTGTAGGCCGACGCCAGCGGGATGACCTTGCCCATGCTGCTGGACAGCTCGTCCACGCTGGTTTTGCCAAGATTCTGCGTAGTCAGCAGCACGTCGGACACGTGCCCGGCCTCGTCAGCGCCCAGGCCGTAGGCGTTCAGCGCCGTGGTCAGGATATCCACCGCCGATGCGCTCGACGTAAAGCCCGCCGCTGCCAGCATGGACGCCTGCCCCGCAAATGCTACCGCGTCCCCGGTGGACTGGCCCGCACTGATGGCCTGGTAGGTTGCCTCGGCAATGTCGGCGGCCCCCACGCCCATCGTGTTGGATACCTCCATGATCTGGCTTTGCAGCGTATCCAGCGGTACCGCCGCCGTGTCGGCGATCGTGCCTACCTTGGCAAGCGCCGTCTCAAACTCGGTGCCGCCGGTAAAGGCGCTTTTCAGCATCGCACCGATGCCCGCCGCTGCCAAAAAGCCTTTGAGCGAGCTTACCAGGCTTGCGCCCAGGCTTGCACCGCTGCTTTTGCCTGCGGTGGCCGCCTCGCCGCCCAGCGCCTCGGCCAGGCTGCCGCTGATGCCGTCCGCCGACGGTATGATCTGCACATACGCACTCGCCAGCGATTGCTTCGCCATTTTACTACACCTCCCTCGCTCTTTGCCTTCCCCCTCGGGGGAAGGTGCCGCCGCAGCGGCGGATGAGGGGCGGCCTTGCCGCAGCCGCCCCCTTACCCTTATACGCTCCTCAAAATCCTTGCCCGCGCAGCCTCATACGCGGCGCCGTCCGCAAAGCCTGCCGTCTCACACTCCTGCACCCGCCCCAACAGGGTGGGCACAAGGGGCGCGGGGCGGTTCCGGCCATGCTGGGCGTCCTTGGTTTTCGTCCACAGCAGCAGTTGCAGCGCATCTGCCGCCTGGCCCAGCAGCAGCGTCTCGGTGGGCACTTTCGCCCCGGCCAGCGCCATGCGGGTGCGGCTGTTCTCCCGCAGGCCCGCCGCCAGCGTGGCCGCCAGCGGCAGGCCCAGGGCACGCCAGTCCAGCACATGGTAGGTCTCGGCCATGTCGCAGGTCAGTTCCTCCGGGTATTGTGCCGCCATGTGGGCAAGGATCAAGAGTTTTTTTCCTGCACGCCGCCGCTCAGAATCTCCCGCACCGCAGCGCTCACCGCCGCAACCGGCACGTTGCCCGCCTTGGTGCGCAGGTGGTCATACAGCGCCTTTTTCTGCCCGGCACCCAGCAGCAGGGTCACAGCGTTGGATACCGCCAGCACATTGCCGTTGTCGGCCTCGGCCAGCGCATCCAGCAGCTCCATGTTGTCCAGCCGCTCTCTCGGGATCGTAAAGGCAAACCCGGTGGACGTCTTTCCATCGATCATATTCATCAGGCCCCCTTGATGTACTCGTAGTGGGTCACGCCGCTGTCATCCGGCGTCGCACCCAGGGTCACGCCGTAGCCCAGCGGCTCGTCATCCTTGTAAACGATATCCTCGATCTCGGTGATGTGGGCGCAGGGGATCACGATGCGCTTGACCGCGCCGCCGCGCAAAATCGTCTCCACGACCCACACGCTGTCGGCGGCCTCGACGGCAGTTGCCTTGACGGTCAGACCGTCGGCCAGCGTGCCGGTGACGTTCTTGTCGCCGTACACGGTCTTGAGCACGTCCTCGTTCATCGCCTCGATCAGCATAAAGCCAAAGGTGTCGTCTTTGGCGGTCTGGTAATACAGCACCTTGTCGCCGCCCCACGCGGGGATGCTGTCACTCTCGGGGGAGTTCGAGTTGGTCAGGCCGTCCTCGCTGATATAGCCCAGCGATTTAAACGCCTTGTCCAGCGCGGTCGTGGCGTCGGTGGGCGGGGTAGTCCCCAGCGGGGCGCGGTACACAGCTCCGCCAACCTTGGGCTTGCTGACGGTTACTTTCTTTGCATCAGACATAATAAACTCCTTTTCCGTGTCCAACCTGGACACAAAATCAGTAATAAGTAATTTCAAACACCGCCTGATACCGATAGCGCCTGCTCTCGGTGTCGGTAAAGTTGTAGTCGCGCACCAGGCGGCACGCGCCCACGCTGTCCAGCTCTGCCAGGGCTTCCATGGCCTCAATTGCCCGGTCATCCAGCTGGGCGGCCTGCAGCAGCGTCGGCGCACAGCTCTGCACAGCCAGCGTGCATCGCTTGATGCCGGTGCTGTGCTCGCCGTCGGTGCGCTCCAAAACAACAAAGGTGCCGGGGGGTCTCTCCGGCACCTCAGTCTTGATGGGCACACCAAGGCGGGCGGTTAAAAAATCCTTGACGATTTGCTCGATCATCGCAGCGCCCTCTCCAGTGTGTTGTTTTTGTGGTTATCGCGGCGGGCCGCAGCGTCGGCAGGGTAGACCGTCGCAATGGCGCGGGTCTCTGCTGTGCCTACGCGGGTCTCGTAGCCGTCGCCGCACCGCCCGGCAATCGCCTGGGCCTGCTCGGCCAGTATCTCCCGCATTTCGGGGCTTTTCATCAGCGCCCGCACGGCGGCCCGGTTCAGCTTGATGCGCACGCGCTTACTCATACCGCTCCACCTTGACCTTCTTGTTCCAGCGCAGCGGGATCATGGCCTCCATACCCTGGGTCACGCTGCCGTAGGCCCGGAACTTCTGGCCGAAGAACGCGACCGCCGCGCCCTCCCAGTCATGGGTATCGCCCTTGGGGATTGCCAACACATAGGCCAGCCGCTTGCCGTACAGCTGCAGCTCGTTGACAAGATCCGCCGTTTCCGGCTCTCCCACAAGTACATTGTGGACCGTCACCGGCGTTTCGCTGTACACAGCCGCCCCAAAGTCGTCCTCGCCGGTCTGCGTCCGCTCGTACAGCGTCACATCGATGCCCTTGATCATGTTATAGCCTCCAGCGGGCTGTGCGCCCCAATGCGGTTGCCCGCGCCCAGCAGCCTGCGCTCGGTGCGGGAGATATACAGCTCTCCCGATGTGCCGCCGCTCATCGTCCAGCTCTGGGTGTAGCCCAGCGCCGTGGCCGACCCCTGGGACGCGCCCATCGGGTACAGCGGCATATCGCCGCCGGTGCCGTCACCCAGCACCCGGCGCACCATGCGGCAGCTGACCACCCACTTGGCGTCCTCCTTAGCGTCGGCGGCCACCGCGTCGATAAGCACGGCGGCCTCCTCCAGCAGGGCGTCCGCGCGGGCCTGTTCTTCATCGGTCAGCGTGCGGAATCCGGCGGCCACCGCCGCCGCATCTGCGTATCGCATGGGTCAGCCCCCTTTATCAGCCCACAGCCGCCTCAACGCGCTTGATGTACAGCGTCTGGGGCTTCGACACCTTGATGCCGTACACCTTGCGGCCCTGCACAGCGCTTGCGCCGATGAACTTGCCGCTGCCGTTCAGGTCCTGCAAATGCACGCCGACCTGCCACTCCATGACACGGTGGCACCAGTTCGGGTGCCCGGCAATGAACTCGGTGGTGGTCTTTTTGCTGGCCACGCGGGTGGTGCTCTCAAAATCCATGTTGTTGGACTCGAACACGTTAAAGCCCGCAATGCGGCCCACCACGCCGGACTGCACCAGCTCCTGCGCCAGGTCGCCCTGCTTGATGAAGTGGTCGTCCAGCATCAGCACCTCCAGATACTCGGGGGAGGCGATCAGCCAGCGGCCATCGGTGGGGACACCCTTGCGGCTCAGCACACGCTTGGCCTCCAGCGCCAGCTTGTAGGCGTTGGATTCGGTCGCGGCGGTCTTGGTGGCGCTGATGGTAGCGCCGGTCGCGCCCTCCAGCGCATTGATGCTCTTCTTATCCACGGACAAGCCCATGCTGTAACCGGCGCTGTCCAGGCGCTCGGCCACAATGCCGTCGGGCACGCTGGCGGCGTCGTAGCCGTCGATCAGCTCGTTCACGGCCTCGTCCTGGTCGATCGCCAGGTCAATATAGGCCGTGCTGCCCGCGTCCAGGTCAACGCCGGTGGCCTTGTTGTAGGTCTTTACGGCAACCTCGGTGTCACGCACCGGGATTTTAACTTTGCCTGCCTTGGGGTCGCCCTCGTAGCGGTTGTTGAAAATCATATTGTCGCGGGTCACAAGCACATTGCGCAGCTTGGCGTCCACCAGCTTGCTCCAGCGTTCCTGATTCAGATGTGCCATATAAAATTACCTCTCTTTCCTGTGTCGGTTTTCGTGTTTTAAATTTTCATCCCGGGGTTCAGCATCCCAAACGCAGCCTCCACGCCGTCTGCCGCCGTACCGGCCCCGGCACTTGCGCCTGCCGTGCCGCCATCCGGCACAGTGGGGTAGTGGGTGCCAACATCAAACGCCCACGCCTTGTCCTTTACCAGGGCGTCCAGCGCGGTCTTGATATCGCTGTCACGATTCGTGCTGCTTTTCAGCTTTTCCAAATCCAGCATACTGCGGATGGCTTTCACGTCGCGGCCCTTTGCATCGCGGATCGCGCCGTCCAGGGCTGCATCAAAGGCGAAACCCGCCGCCTGGTCGGTCAGCTGGCCCTGCAGCTTGGTGATCTGGCCTTTCAGGTCGTTCACGTCCACACCCTCAAAGGCTTTCAGCTGGGTGGTCAGCTCGTTTACCTGGGTCTGCAGGCTGGCGGCTTTGGTCTTTTCGGCGGTGACGTCCCTGCCGTTTTCGCCCATAAGCCAGTCCAGCTGCTCATCGGTAATGCCGGGGATTTTGTTCTTGACTTCTTCACGTTTCATGGCTGCGTTCCTTTCCGCCTACGCTTTGTTCACGCGGGTCGCATCCGCACTGGCTGTACAGTTTTACGCCGTGCCGGGCCTATTTTTGTAATAAAATCGCCCGCCCCGGCCTCATGCAGCCCGGGTGGGCATAAAAAAACCACGGTGCGTTCGCATCGTGGTTTACATATTCAGATAAACGGCGTCATGGCCTTTACATCTTTCAACAGCTCTTTTGCTTTGGCAAGCAGGTTATTTTCAAACAGGTAGGCAATGCCGTCCGGCGTGATTTGGCATCGTTCCAGATTTGATATGCTCCTTGCTCCGCCCCATGCCGCAACAACGGTCAAGCCTGTAATATACCCCTGCGCTTGCAGGTTTTCCATAATATAGGCCCAGTAAGGTTCATTTACCCCCAACAGTGTGCTGTCATATTGAAGCATCTTTGCATCAGGGGAGCGCCCCTCCTTCAAAACCGTGTACAGATAGGCAAGGATTTTGTAGACCAAAACAAAGTAATCATCTTTTGCCATAATGTTCTCCCAAAAATTGGCATAAAGAAACCACGGTGCGGTTTGCATCGTGGTTCATAGGGCTTCAACTTCAAGAAAGCTGGATATTTAAACTGTCACACAAGTCGTTCAGCGTTTTTCCATTGAAAAACGGAGTAGTCATCACATCCGATGTTGTGGTGAAATCTTTTACAGCGGCTCCGCACCAAGCGTGGTATGTCTTTTGGTAGTTTATTACCTCTGGCATGATACCGGACGCCTTTCCGTCTACTAAAAAAGCAAAATCGTGGCAGCAATCGTCCAGTAAAGCCATCAATTCATTCTGCTTCATAGAAAATCACCGCACCGTAAATTAATTTGATTTTGGTTTGGAACCGAGAACCTCATCGAACCATTGAGACATTTCCTCGGGGGTCGGGTCTTTTCCATCCAACATATTCTCAATCCCTCCTTATACCGTAAGTATATCCGGATTTGAGGAATTTGTCAATCGTTTCATCAGCATCTTTTCCACACTCTACGTAAAATTTTGCCAAACCACTTATAGCAGTATCCCGTTCAAATTTGTCTGTCTTTGAGATGGACCATACTTTGCCTTGATTTGTAACGATTGACAGTGCACCAACTGATTCTTCTATCAGGAAAAAACGGATGTCATTCATAGAATAATAGCTTTGCCCCGGGTGATTATGGCACAGCATAACGCTTTTTTCCGGCTTGCTCCGCAGCCAATGATAAGAAGCTGCATCTGCTTCGACATTGACAGAAATCTGGTCGCCCTTCACAAATTCCAGCTTTTCCCGGGTCGTCAAATCAATCAGGCAGGCAGCCTCGTTACTGTCGTTCCACTTTTGGGCAAACCGCAGCAGTTCCTTGTGGGTTTCCTGTATAAAAAATGCCGTTTGGTCATTTGCTCCATTCGGGGCGACCAACGGCACTTTCTGTATGGCAATGTCTGTAATGGCAACTTTCTTTCCGCGGTTCTTCTGCCGCAGCGCATACGCCGCCCGCTTCTGGGCATTGATGCGCTCTTTATTCTTGGCGTAATTCACCCGGCGCATCCTGTTTATATCGCCGCCAGCGGCGTTATACTGCGCCAGATAAGCCTCCGGGTCGTACCCGGCCACGCTTGTGCGCCCGTCAAACCGGACAGCGTACTCGCAGTCACAGTTGGCGTGGATGTGCTCTGCGTGGCCGCCCTTGATGGCCGCCTGGCTGGCTCTCTGCCAGCCGCGGCTTGCCAGCGTCAGGCAAAAGGCGCAGCTGTCGCCGTGCGGCACCCAGGCAAACTCCGCGCCATCCCGCTGCGCGTTTTTCAGCGTTGTGTCGGCCCCGGCACGCTTTACCAGTCTGCTCACGCCCCTCTGCATCTGCGGCGGGCTCTCCCGGGTGGCCAGCACCATTCGGGCCACCTCGCGGCGGCTTGCAGGTGCCGCAGGCTCGGCAGGGGACACCCTGGCATTCTGCAGCGCCGCCATGGCATCATACATCTGGCAGGCCAGCTCGGCGCTGCCCTCACCGTATTTCTGCACAAGCGCCGCGGCATAGTCGATCAGCGCCTCCGTGTCGGCGGTGCCGTGGGCGGCCAGGTACTCCGCCATAAGCTGCGCGGCCTTTTCATTCAGCTTCGCCAGCCTGCGGATGTACGTCTCCCACGCCTGCGTCGTTATCTTCATCTTCCATCTCCATCAGCACCTGCTGCCCCCGCACCCGCTGCTCCTGCGCACGGATGCGGCGGATGTCCGCCTGATCAAAGCCGATCATCTCTAAAAACGTGTCCGTGCTGGCGAACTCCTCCCGGGCCGTGGCGATCTTGATGGCGGCGTCCGCCGTCACGGCCACGCTGGGCATGGCCGGATTCTTAAAGTGCGGCATCACGTTCCGCTCCTCCTCGGTCAGCGCACCGGGCGGCACATTGCGCAGGATGGCCTGCGCCATCTGGGCAATCGTGCGCAGCGCGTCGCCGTTTCCGGTGTTCAGCTGCTGCGCCAGCAGCACCAGCGTCTGGCTCTGGGCCAGAATCGCGTCGCTGCTCGTGGGGTTTGCATCGTTCACAACGCCCACGTCCGTCACCGTCAGGCCGGTGGCCGCGGCAAACTGGGTCGCCGTCATCCGCATCTTCTCGGTGTGCGGGCTCAAGCTGCCCTGCGCCAGCTGCCCGAACACCGGGTTTTCGCCGGTCTCGGGGTTGCTCGTCGCCGCCAGCAGACTGCCCACGTAGGATTTGAACTTGTCGGAGATCAGCACATCGTACTGTTCATCCGTGACGCCCAGAATATACTTCTGCGGTGTCGTGTCAAACTCAAGCGCAATCGTGGCATTCGCCACGGTGCGGATGTAATCGTCTATCAGCGTGCGGATGGAGCGCTTCAGGCGGCTGCGGCCAAACGGCTTGCCGCTCGTGGCATTCCAGATCAGCGGCTCCATCAGCGGGCGGCCCATGCGGTGGGGCAGTCGCTGGACATTCCAGCCGTCCGGCCTCCGGCGCAGCACCGTCACGGCATTGTCCATGTACAAATTCACTACGCGCGGCTGCCACACGCCGGTCAGATGCTCATCCGGCACGGTGTCAATGATCGCCAGCCCGCAGGCAATGCGCCCCTTCTCACCGCTCCACAGCGCTGCCGCCGTGGCAGGGGAGTGGAATCGTATCTTGCAGCCGATGGCCGCATCCGCAGACAGCGTCGCGAACGCACAGCCGTACTTCAGCTCATCCCGGCAGGCCTTGCCGTACTCGGCGATCAGCCGGTTGTCCGCGATCAGCCGGTTCAGCACAGCATTGTCGCCGCCGCTGCTCACAAAGCCGTCAAACATGCTGCGGGCGGCCAGCACGTCCACGGCCTTCTGTCCCCAGCTGCACCCGACCTCAAGGTTGCGGATGCCCTGCGGCAGTGCGATTCCGAGGTTCACGTCCTTCAGCGCAACGTGGCCCTCGTAGTATTTTTCCTTCTCGGCGTTGCCGGCCTGATGCAGGCTGTAGACCCGGACAAGCTCGTCCAGGGCCTTTTGCTCCGGCCCCGTCAGTCCGGCCACCGTGCCGAAATTCAGTGCGATCATCACGTTCTCCTCTTAGCCGATCCGCATCTTCTGGGTCGGGTCGCGTCTGCTGGTCTTTGCGCCCCATAACGCCAAGGCGCATGCCTCCACCGGCAGACTGTTGTCGCCGCCAAAGCCGTACCCGCCGCCGATGGGCCGCTTGATGCTGGTCACGGCACTCTCACGCAACGCCTGCTGCGGGCGGTACCATGTCAGCTGTCCCTCGTTCACGGCATCGGTCAGGGCACTGACCGATGCGATCACATCCTTGGCCGACGGACGGATCACGGAGTTCCTGGCCCGCCAGCTTCCCCTGATACGGTCCACAAGCACATCCACGCCGTTGCGCCCGTCAATGACAACGCAGCTCGCGCGGTCATAGCGGACATTCAGCCAGTCGGCCAGCCAGCCGAAGCCGCGCCCCGTGGGCTGCATCTCGATCAGCGATACCCTCGCCGGGCCGTCCTTCGGGATGACCGCACCGCACAGGCACACCGCCGAGCCGTCCGCCGCGAACTTCACGCCGTAGGCTGTCTTTCCCTCTGGCTTCTCGTCATCACTGGCGCAGCGGTCCCAGGCATTCTTGTCCAGCGCGTAGTCCAGCTTTTCCGTTACCACGGGGCTCCACCAGCCCAGCCGCTCCCGGGCGAACGTATCCGGGGCCATGTTCTCCGCCTCGCCCTCGATGGTGGATTGCTGGATGCGCCGCCCCAGCGCCGGGTTGGCGGCAGCCCAGCGCGCCGGGTCGTGGATGTCTCCGATCTCCTTGACGGAGTATTCAAACCATGCCGTGCGCTTGGCGCTGCCGTCCAGCGCACCGGTGCGGATGCGGCGGAAAACCGTGCCGTCGGCGTTCTCATCCGGCGGCGTGCCCAGATACAGCGTCTGCGGGTTCAGGCTTGCCGAGATTGCGGGCAGGAACGATGCCTGCTGCGTCTCGTCCAGCTCCTGCGCCTCGTCAAAGATCAGCAGGTCGCCGTGCTGGCCGCGTCCGCCGTTGCGGGTTCGCGCCAGAAATTTGATGCGCGCGCCGGACTTCAGGATGATCTGCTCGCGCCCGATGGCCGTCTTGATCTCGGCCACATGGCGGCGCAGCTTCGGCCCCTCAAAGAAGTCGCGCATCTCCTCAAATGTCTCGGTGGCGGTTTTCTGCAGGTGCGCCGTGTAGACGACCTGCTCGTTGTACAAAAGCATTCCCGCCTCGCTGCGCGCCTGGATCAGCAGGCTTTTTCCGTTCTGGCGCGGCACGCTGCCGCCTGCGGAGGGCGCGGCCCACTTGCCGGAGGGCGTGCGCCCTAGCCAGTCGTCCAAAATATCGCTCTGCCATGGGTCCAGCACCGTCCCGCCGATGCGCACCAGCTTGGCCGCATCCAGCCCGTCGCTGGCGGTATAGTCAGGTGCGACTCTTTCGGACGGCTCCTGACTTCCCATCAGCGGCGCGCTCTCCAAGGATTTCACAGATCTCGTCCTCACTGTTCGCCGCTCCCTCTATCTCCTCGATCTCCCGTACCGTTTCCCGGTACTGCTTTGCCAGCTGCGGCAGCGCCTTGGGGTCACTGTACCCGTCGATTGCCGCCGCCAGCACCAGCTTCAGGTTTTTCAGCTCCTCAAGCCTTCCGCCCTTCACATTTCTCAGCTTCATAACTCCCCCGTGTGTAAATCGGCGCTGGACAGCAGCAGGGTCGCCGCGGGCGGGGGGGGGGGGCCCCCCCCCCCCACCAGCCGCCCGCCCTAACCTTGGGGAATTTTGTCATTTTTTCACCGAAAACAAGCGAAAAAAAC